TCCATCCTTGTAAAATTGTACCATCTGCATATGTAATTTGTGTAGCAGTTTTTTGTAAAAAAGGAGCAGGAATTGAACCTGAACTAGAAGATGTAGTAATTTGATCACTACATAATTGCAATGCTTCTTCAGTTTCTTCACCTAATTGATTAACATGTGCTAATCTTGCTAATTGTGCCTGTCCGTATTCTTGCTTTCTTGCAATTCTTTCCAAGTCTGGATCAGGACTTTTTGCGTATATTTTTTTAATAAATGCCATTTTTATAATTTTTAAACTTAAAAAAAGGGGAGGATAATGCCTCCCCTATTTTAGTTTGAGTTATTAATTTATCTTAGAATGATCCTCCAGTAACTGGGTTTCTCATTACAATTTTAAGAACCTTAGTTGGATCTTTTACCCAAATGGCTGGCATTGTTTGTGACATATAGACACGATAACCATTAAATTGACCAGATGAAGCAAATCCTTGAGATCTACCCATATAATCCATTGTTCCATTTTGATACCACCATTTAAGTTGGTTATCCCAATCTAACTTCAATAAGAAAATGTTATCATTTCCTGTATCTGTGATGTCAAAGATAACAAAGCTATAAGAGCTAAGTGGATGACCATCAATGATTGGATTTTCAACATTGTTAGTATGTAAGTTATCAAATGCTGGGTTAAGTACAAACTTAACATTAGCTAAAAATGGAATTACATATGAAGTATAAGCAAATCCAAAGTTAAGATCCATTCCTTTACCAGTTATAGCACCAACATCAGATGCATTGATAACAAGACCTGAACCAACTGCTTCACGCTTAATTGCTTCATTAACCATTTTCATACCACCAATACCTGTTTGAACAATAAGTTGTCTTTGTGGATCTGGTCCATTAAGTTCAACACGTCCTTGGTAAAAGTTGTAAAGTTCAGCTTTAAATAAATCAAGTGTGAAACCTGCTTTATTATATACTCTTTTAAATGCATTATCAAGTTGTCTCCAAAGACCAACAGATAATCTAATGTCATCTGGACCATCTTGTCTAACTCTACCACCATGACCCCACATTAAGTAAGTCTCCATATCAGAAGCAATTTTACTTAAATGAGCAGCTTCAAGGTTAGTTAAGAATGTTCTACTTAAAGTTCCATTCTCCATTGCACTTTTTACATATGATTTACCCATTGTTTGAACCATTTCTTCAAGAGAAGAAACAGAAGGGTTATTTGCATTTTTATCAAAGTTTCTCCAGATTTCTGTTACAGGAACAGTACCATCTGCATTCATTCCACCTTTGATCATCATATCAGCTCTTGAAGAGATTGAATAATGAACATGAGCTTCAGCACCACCTACATAGTTATAGAATTCTCTGAATCCTGCACCTGTAATGATATCTGAAAATCTTTCACCATATTCACCTCTAGCAGAACCTTTTCTAAAATACTTAGTCCCTTCAGCTAAAAATCTTGGATCAAAAAATCTTTGTGAATCATTATTTACAAGTTGAACTGTATAAATAAATCCATCACCAACTGGCATAATATCATCAGCAGTAATATAAAGTTCAACACCATTATACTTGTCATAAGTAATAATATCTCCATGACCAAATTCACGCTTATTAATTTTAATCTTAAAAGTAGTACCATCTATTCCTAGATTGTCACCATCTTCTATATTACAAACTATATAAGGTAAATCTTGAGAGACAGGTGTTTGCCATTTATACTCACCACGAGCATTGTCTACCATAATTGTGTTCTTTCCACCGAATGAAGCCATTTGATAAAGGGGCATTTCCACTTTCTGTGCCATAGCCCATATGTCTACTGGCCCAAGATCCATGGGTTCTGCATCCTTCAACATGTTCACAAGATGGTAAGAGTCTAAATGAGATGATGCATTATATTGCGTGTCTCTTAGAAAAATTCCATTGTTTAATACTGGAGTTGCCATAATTTAAATTTTAATTGTTATTTGTTATTTATATTTATTATTATAATTTTATTTTCTTGCAAAAAAGTTTTTTGTTGGTCTTTTAATTCCTGTTCTTTTTGATTTTTTATTTTCACTGTTAATATCAGAATTAGAAGTATTTATTTTACTTGATTGTTCAGTTTTAAGTTTTTTAACTGTTTCTTCTACATGTTCAGATTTAATGTTTTTGCTTATTTCATTTTTATATCCTTGTGGATCTGCCAATAACCATAATGCTTCCGCAATTAAATCATGTCTTGGTTCTAAATATTGATATTTTTCAATTAGATGACCAAATAAATTAGTTTGTTTACCCGAAGTTGTAGGATAATTTGGTTGAACCAATCCTGAATATAAAAGATTTTGAATTTTAGAATTTAATTTAATTCCATTTAATTCTGCAGGAGCTAATGTATTATAAATACTTTCCATATAATGTTGTGCTTGTTCTTCCTGCTGTCTTCTTCTTTCTTCTTGCTCTTTTAATTGCCTATGAACTAATTTTTCTTGCATCTTATCTAATTTAGGTTTAAATTTTTCTGCTTTTTCTTGTAATTTACCTAAATCATCCCATTCTTCAATTTGTTCGTCAACATCTTCATTTGAACCAAAACCAGTATTTTGTAAATAAGTTCTTATAATATTTTGTTGCCCTCTTTCTGATTCTGTAGATAAAGATTTTGTTTCTTCACTTTGAGATAAAACTGAAAATAAACCTTTTAAATCTCGACCACCATCATGAATATATTGAGCAGCATATTGTAATTCATCAGGTAAACTTTCAAAAAAACTTTTTTTTGCATTGTAATCTAAAGCTTTTCCTTTTTCTTTAAAATTTTCATTAAATAATTCTTTATAATCATTTAATGTATAATTTTCAAAATCTTCTTCTCCTTCAAAAGGTGTTATTAATCCTTCTTTATATAATTCTTTTGCCAATTGAGACATTCCTACTTTATCATGAGCAGGTCTTCCAATATTTTTTTCATTATCATCTTCTACTTCACTAATAATAGTTTCAATTGTTTTATCATCAGTTACAGTTTTATCAATTTTTTCTTCTGTAGATTCTTTTACAGTATCATCTGTTTTACTTTCATCAGAATCATCATCAGAATTATCAATAAAACTTAAATCAACTTGATCTTTTTGAAAAAATTTTGGCTTTTCTTCTTCTTCATTAGTAGGTAACAATATTGAGTCTGCACCAGGCATGCCTAATAAACTATCCATATCTTCTACAGATAATTTTTCTACTACTGTTTCTGTATTTGTATTTATTTCGTTTGACATTTTATTTTTGGTTTTTAATGTTATAATATAATATAATAATTTTATATTTTATAAACTATGAAAGTTTATAAAAAAATTAAAAAAAATCTAATTTATATAGCTATAACTATTTTTTCTTTTTATTATCAGATTTTTTATCAGATTTTTTAACATCATACTGATTTTTATTTTCTCTAGCTATTTCTAAATTTTTATCTGCTACAGCTCTTTCAGTTTGCAATTTCTCTCTTTCAAGAATCATTTTCTCTCTATTCATTTGAGTTTTATTGTTTTCTTTTTGTCTATCAAAAGTTATTTCTTCTTGATATCTTTCAGATTCTCTTATATCTTTCATTGCATCTTGATGATCAGAAACTTTATTTTCATTAATATCCATCATTGCACCATAACCAGATGCTCTAATTTCAGCAACAAGAACATCTTTTCTTCTTTCTTTTTCAGATTCCATTGATTTATAATCTCTTTCAGCTTGTTTCTCTTGTTGTTCAGCTTGAATTTGTTGTTGTTGCATTTGTTGCTGATGTTGTTGTTCTTGTTCTTGTTGTTCTTGTACTTTTCTTTCTGCTGATTTCATAACAGATTTAATTTCAGGAACAGATTCAGCTGCAATAATATTTCCTAAATCATATATAGAAGCTCCTGTTGTATTATTAGAAAGAGCTAATTGTCTCATTTGTTCCATAACAGCTCTATAATTTGCTTTAGTAGTTGCAAAAACATTAATATCTCTTAAAAGTAAATCAGTACCATTTATTTGAAAATTCATTTTTTCTTCATTACTAGTAATATATGACAATCTTATAGATTCTTTATTTGAATGATAATATTGCGCAAGATCTGTTCTCATTTGATGAACTCTAGGCATTAAGTAATCACAATGATTAATAAAATATTGTTCAGTTTGTGCATATGAATTTGCTTGTTGTACTCTAACACCTTCTGCTGTATCTTGTTCAATTGGTGCACCCATTCTTTGAGGAGTTACACCTATATTTTCAAAAGCTTGTTGTTTAAAATATTGACCTAATTGAATTCTACTCATTAATCTATTAGTTTGATCTAAATCTAATTTTTGATAATGTTGAAAATTCATTGGACTTTCAGTATTTGTAATTGTAGTATCTAAAGGCAACATACTAAAATCTTTCATAGCAACATAAGCTTTGGCAAGATTATTTTTACCCCAATCTTCACCTAAAGAATGTCTTGGTAATGCATTTTGATCTAAAACAATTACTGTACCTAATTCATCAATAAGAATGTCTGCAATTTGATTGTTTATCATATTATAACCAATTTGCCAGGGTTTCATTAAATCAACTAAAGAAACAGATTTTGAATTTCTATCAGTAAATATTCTTCCTTCTACTGGCAGTTTACATCCATATAATGTTTTATCACCTTTAAATTGAAATTTAATTGGACCTATTTCATTTTGATTTATTCCTAAATAAATAGGATTAACACCATTAGGATCATTCATTCCCCAAAATGTATTCATATTTGGTCCTATTTTAACACCTCCATATACTTGATTAATCCATATCCAATCAATATGTTCTCCAAATACTAAATTATTTTTATTTTTATTTTTAAAAAATTTAGTATTATAAATAGGAATATCAGTGACTTTATAATCTTCAGAAACTATTTCCTGTATAACTTCACCATTATCATTAAGTTTTGTTAAATGACCAACTCTTCTTTGTGATTTCCAATATACAGTGGTTACTCTTAACATCTCACTTGTGCCAAAATCTAAAAAATCTTCTGATTCACCTAATATCCATGACACAATATCATTACCATTTCTACCAAATAATTCTCTATCAGATACAAATTGTCTATAAGCTAATGATGGCATTTCTGTATTCCATTTATGTGATCTTGTGGGATCATAATAAGAACCATCATTTTGTTGACCCCCTATTGTATATCCCGCAGCTCTCATTGGATATATTGCTTCAAGTGCAAGATGTTGATCTTCTGTCATTAAAAAACCATACTTATCAATTACATCTGCAACTGACATCATATCAATTTTCCCAACCCAATTTCCATCTGCAATATATCTTACATCTGGGGATTTATGATAAAAAGTTAAAACAGGATTCCATAATTCAACATCATAATCATCATCATACATTTTAAAATGCCAAAATTCTCTATCTGCAATTAATAAATCTTTAAAACCTCTTTCTTCTAATTCTTCTAATCTAAACCTACCATCATCAGCTTCCTGTTGATGTTGAGCCCATTCTTCAACTATATTAATATAATTTTTATCAAAAAATTCTTGAATTTGAGGAAGAGACTTTATATTGTCATCACTTAATTGTTCTTGTGCTTTAGCAAAACTATCTTGATCTTGTATTACACCTTTTTCAATCATCGTTGATATCATCTTAACTTGTTCTTGAGCAATAAGACTTTCTTCAATTTGTTGTCTTTTTTGTTCAAGCATTTCATTATATGACACATCATCAACAGATGTAAAAGTTAATTTGGTATTTCTTTTTGCAAATTCATTGCATAATGTATTTACAACATTTGGAATAATCGGATAAAATTTCAATTCCATTGCTGAAACATCTTCTTCAGTTAATGTATTTATAATATCTGTGTATTCATTATTTTCTTCAATTATATAATCAGATTTATCTATAATACCATTTGCTAATTTATAATTTTTTAAAAGTCTTCTAGCATTTCTTCTTAATTGTCTTTGTCCCTGCCATTCAAACCAATCCATATTCCACGCGCACCATTCTTCTCCTTTTTCTGATGCTTTAATCATTTGAATTGGTTGAGTAAGATTAGCCATTTTATTAAAATCAGCTTTCTTACCTTTTTTCAAGTCCATTGCATTTAATATCTTCATAATATATTTCTATTTAATATTTTTAAAGGGATTTCTTTTATTTTTATTAAATGAACCTGATCTTTTTCTTCCAATATTTTTAAAAGGGTTACTATTTAATTTAAACAAATTTCTTGATTTTTCCAAGTTTTTATCATTAAGATCTTCTCTTATTTTTTTATATCCTCTATTTGACTGTTGTATCTTGGCAAAACTAACTAATGCAGCAAAACTAACCAATCTATCCACGTTAACTCCAGGATAATAAGCAGTCATTTCTTTCATTAACATTATATCAGGTATTTTTTCAATACCATAAGTAATATTTTTAGTTGTTTCATCATCGTTTAATTCAACATCAATTTCTTCAGATAAAAATTCAATTGCATAACTTATTAAGTGTTGTTTAAATAATGTTCCTGTATTTTTCCAACCATAATCAGAAAACACTGATCTATTTGAACCTAAATCTTTTAAAAATAATATCTGATCTTTAGGTACTAAATATTTTTGTTTTCTTTTTGCAATCATATGTTGAATAAAAAGAGATATATTATTTTCTACTAATGTCCAAGCATTGTAATATTCAATTATTAATTCTAAACGTTCATGTGTTTTATTTATGTCATCAAATCTTCCACACCATGCAGCAACAATTTTATCTCTTTCAATAAAAGTTTCTAGTTCTCCATTTTCATTTTCTCTTGTGATTTCAACTGGATTTTTATACACATAAATAGAACATAAAGATTCTGATGTTGTTGTTTTACCTTCTGAAACAGGATCAATAGATGCATAATATACTCCCCATTCTGGTTTTTTAGGAGGTCTTTCCCATACTACTAAACATCCAGTTTTATCATCTGTTTTTTTGTTAACTGGAAAATCTTGTATTGGTAATTTCTTAGATTCTTTTATAACTATGCTATTATTTTCCCCTTTAGCAATATCTAAATATTCTATAGAATATTGTTTATCTTCTATTCTTCTTGTTTGTTCAGTTATTAAATGTAACGGAAAAGGTGATTCTTTTCTATATGCAAAAGCTTCTGCAATATTTTTTGGTTTTTGAGATATACGTAATTGATATTTATCTGGACTTAAATCTTTTTTCCATTGTTTTCTTTGTTCATCAATTTGATTTAATGCTTCTTCAACTAATGAATTTCCATATTTATCAATACATGGAGGCATTGACCATTGTTCTGGTAAAAATAATCCATGTGTACCCCACGTTCCATCTTCATCTAAAAGATTTGATTCTACTGCATAAAATCCATTTTCTTTTGGGTAAAGTATATACTCTTTTAAAGGTTCACATTGATCTAAATCACCAACTGAACCAGCAGCTATAAACATTCCTGTTGTTTTCATTCCTGAATGTAATGCAGGTCTAATAAATTCATATGTATCACCCATCTTTGGTGCTATCCCTGCCTCTTCATGAAAAAAGTATCTACATGGACCACCTACACCTTTTGTTGCACTTTTTTCAAAAGATAAACCTACCATTGTACTTTTTAATCCTTTATAAACTGGTTGTCCACTTGATAATTTAACTTCAATTTTTTGTTCCCACTTCATAACCTTTGCAGGATTATGAGCTCTTATCCATGCAGTATGTTCATTAAGAAAATCTGAATATTCTTGAACCATTTTCCAAGAACCATTTTCATCTATATAATCTTTTAAAGAAGCACCCATTTTTAATTTAGCACCTTCTTCAAACCAATATTGATTTACTAACTTAGCTGTATGAAAATATGAAGAGGCTATTTGTCTTTTTTTAAGAATCACTGAATGTTCATGATGTAATTCTGCTAAAATTTCATATAATGCCATATGATACTGTACATCCCATATTAATGGGAAATCATATATTCCTTTTTCTTTATCAAAAATAGGTAAGAAATTTAACCACATATAATAATCTCTAGTTAAATACCAGGAATTATGATCATCTTTATATATTGCACCACTTCTATTTTTATTTTTTTGATCATTCCAATATTTTATAAAGTCTTTACTTTTAAAAGGAGATTTACTATAAAAACCAAATTCATTAAAATTTGATGCTTGTTCTCTAAATTTTAAACTTAATTCATTAAAATTATATTCACCAGGTTCTTTAAATATAGATAATAAAAAATCAATAAATTCTTTTGAAGTTTTAAATTCAGTTTCTGTCCATTGATCTTTATCGTATGTTGGTATTTTTATAGGATAATCTTCTTCTCTAAACATGTCTTTTTTCTTTCTCTAATAAACGAACTTTATATGTTAAAGTATTTATATCACCTGATTTTAAAAAATTTTTAAAATTTTTTTTATTCCAATATTCTCTATATTCATCTCTTGGTATAGCATACCATAAATCTTCATGATAATTATAATGAAATACATAATTATATAATTCTTTATTGTCTATTTTAGAACTCATTTTTTTATTTTTATATGTTTATATAATTTCCATATAGCATACGTTAAACATAATACTTGTATTTCAATTAATATTTCTAAATTTTCCAATTATGATAAATATACTATATAATTAACTTCCCCTCTAAATGTTGAACCATGTGAAACAATAGGATGCGTATATGTAGTTCTTGATTCATAAGAATATAACATATAAGTTAAATTATCCATCATATGCTAAACCTTTTCCTCCTCTAACTTCAGATTGTTGTTCATCTTTTAAATCTCTATATGCACCTTTAAATGATTGTCTAATTGCATCAAAATCTTTTGCTACTGCACGTATTTGACTAATATTTCCATCTCTACCGTCAGTTATTTGCGTATTTGCCATATATGTTGCCATATTATCTAATGCTCTTTTAATTCCCATATATGCTCTAGATGTAGGTGTTTCATATAATTTTATACATTTATCTAAAGCTAATCTTATTAACGGATCTTCAGTTGAAAATTCTGCATCAACATCTTCTAAAATGATATCTTCTTTTTCATGTTCAATCATATTAAAATATGGATTTAAATCAGGATTTAAACATGTCATATAAAATAAATAAGAATATATTTTTAAATACTCTTCATCTTTTGAATATTCTTCCATTATATCTTTTAACCACTTAATTGAATAACAATGTTCTGTTGGTATAATTTTTTCATTCTGTATATCAAATAATCTAACCATTGTTTTTTAAATATTTTATTATTGATAATACTTCTATTTTTAAATAAGGAAGTTCATAAGAAACTACTTCTTTTACTATTGGATCTCCATTATCTTGATATTTAGTAATTGGATATCCATATTCATCCATTCCTTTTTTTTCAAATATTACATGTTGTAATATTAATTTACCTGGTTTTAATTTAGGATTATGTTTAATCATCATATACATATATAAACTTAATTGTAAATTATAATGCATCAAATTGCAATCCTCTATATGTGAAACTGGACCATTTAACATTTTTGAAATTCCTTCCCAATTTTTATAAGAGTTTTTTCTTATTTCTTTATTTGTTTTATAATCAATAATATTAATTTTATTATCAACTACTTCAACATAATCAGCTTGACCACATATAGACGCAGACTTTAAATAAACAAAATGCTCTGGATAAATTCCTGGAATTAACTTTTGATCAGGTGCATATTTTAAACCATCTATTATTTTAGGAGGAATAATAGGTAATGCTTGTCCATCAATTGTTAATGTATCTAATCCAGTTAAATCAGATTCTCTTTGATTATGATAGAATGTACCAAGAGTCATTGCTCTATTAGATTCATTATTCCATATTTCTAATATCTTTTTAGGTGGAATTTTATACCATTTAGATTTTTTATTTTTTGTTGATTTACTTGCTTGTAATTCTGCGTTAAAAGGTCCTTTAAATTTAGATATAACAGAAGTTACACTAGTCCAATTTATTTTTTCATTAGGATCTAT